GGCCTAGTAAGCGGAGCGAATACGGTGTGGTATATATTTACCGATAACATGGGCAATCAATATCGTATAGAAAATATTGATATGTTACATTTTAAAGGATTAACCACTAGTGGGATTTTTGGGATAAGCCCAGTGGAGCACTTAAGAAATAGCATAGAAAACGCTAAAAATAGTAGCATATTTTTGAATAATTCGTATAAAAGTGGCATGAGTACGAAGGGGATAATTCAATATGTCGGGGATCTAAACAGCACCGCAGAAAATACATTCAGGACGAAATTTGAACAAATGAGCAACGGCTTAGACAATGCCAACCGTATAAGTTTATTACCGATAGGATACCAATACCAACCGGTCGCGCTGACAATGGTAGACGCTCAGTATCTAGAAAATACTAATCTAACAATCAGGCAAATAACGGCCGCTTTTGGTATTAAGCCACACCAAGTAAATGACTTGTTAAAAGCCAGCTACGCAATGACTAGTGAAGCGAATAAAGAATTTTATACCGATACGTTACTGGCGATCCTAACAATGTACGAGCAGGAATTGACGTATAAATTATTTACGACTAAAGAACTTGCCAGCGGGTTCTATTTTAAATTTAATGTGGACGTAATACTCAGGGGCGATATTAAAACGAGGTATGAAGCGTACAGAACAGCAATTCAGGCCGGCTTTATGGCACCGAATGAAGCCAGAGCCAGTGAGGATATGCAGCCAAAGGACGGCGGGGACAAGTTGTTTATGAATGGATCAATGACGCCGATCGAAAACGCAGGAACAGCAACGACCCTGCCAGTAGTAGGAAATGCCAAAGGAGGTGAGAAAAAGTGAGTAAAAACTTTTGGAAATTTACCAACATCGCCGCATTAGCAGAACCCGGCGAGCAACTAGAAGCTCCAGTAATAGAGTTAAGGATCGAAGGCGATATTATAGCTGATAACGACGCATGGTTATACGAATGGTTTGACGAAGTAGCAACTTCACCAAATAATTTTAAAAATGAATTGAATAAGTATCAGGGACAAGACCTGATCGTGTGGATAGATAGTTACGGTGGGGATGTATTCGCGGCAGCCGGAATTTATAATGCATTAAAGGAGCACAAAGGAGGTATAACCGTAAAAATTGACGGAAAGGCAATGAGCGCAGCCAGCGTTATAGCAATGGCTGGAGATCAAATTTTAATGAGCCCCGTAGCAATGCTAATGATCCATAACCCGCTCACCCAAGCCAGCGGCGACATGTACGACATGAGAAAAACCGCTGATGTATTGGACGCAGTAAAAGAAACAATAATAAACGCATACGTAGCAAAAACCGGAAAAAAGGCCGCCGATATTAGTGGAATGATGGATGATGAAACTTGGATGAGCGCAAACGTGGCCGTAAAAAATGGTTTTGCGGATGGTGTACTATATGCAGACAGCCCCAACGATAAAATAGGGAATATAAAAGACTTCGCATATAGTAGGCTCGCAATCGCGAACGGGACAAGTAGCAGCATAAGAAAATTATTTGAAATGGAAAGCAAAGAACTAGATCTAAAAGACACAGAACAAATATTATTTAATGAGGGAGAGTGTAAATAATGACAAAGCAACAGCAAGAATACATGAATAAAATTGAAGCAACGAGAACTGAAGGCCGCGAACTTTTCACAGCAGGGAAAAAGGTAGAAGCCAAAGCAAAAGCCGAAGAAGTTAAAAACCTAGAAGGAGAACTCAGGGTAATTTTAGACCTTGAAAGTAAGACACCACCAAACCCGGGTCAAAGTTTAGAAGTAATTAAGACAGTAGAAGACAAACAGAAAGCATATAAAAGCGCATTTTTAAAAGCATTCAGGAATAAAGCAAACAAACAAGATTACGAAATATTAAACGCACTAGATACAAACATCGGAACCGGTGTGGATGGTGGGTTACTCCTGCCCCAAGATATACAAACAAAGATTAATAGATTTAAAGTTAGTTTACCAATGTTAGAGTCATTAATTAATATTATTCCAGTAGGCATGATAGCAGGATCAAGGGTATTTGAAACAATCGCAACTATGACCCCTTTTGCGAATATTACAGACGAAACCGCAGACATTGAGGATATGGGCAACCCAAATTTTCAGGCTATCACATACGCGATTAAGGATTACGCCGGATATTTACCAATTCCAAACGATCTAATTCAAGACAGTGATCAGGCGATAGAACAATACCTTGTTACATGGATCGCTAGAAAATCAGTCGTAACAAGGAATAGCCTGATTTTAGGTATACTAAACACACTTTCAAAAGTACTTTTTGCAGACTGGAAAGCAATCAAAAAAGCAATTAATATATCATTGGATCCAATGTTAGCATTAGGCGCAACAATCGTAACAAATCAAGACGGTTATCAGTATTTAGACACATTAGTTGATACAATGGGCCGCCCATTTTTGCAGCCAGATCTTACCAACCTTGGAGCAGTAAGATTATTCGGAAAATCAGTTGTTATTATACCAAATACAATATTATTGACAACCGGAACCACAACAAAACTTGCCCCTATGATCGTTGGAAATCTAAACGAATTAATGACAATGTTTGAAAGAGTAGGACACCAAATATTAAGTACAAATATCGGTGGGACAGCATTCAGGAAGAACAGAACTGAAATGAGAGCAATAGAAAGAGAAGACGTAAAACTGATCGACGTTAGAGCCGCAATTTACGGCACAATCGATGTTACTGCGGTAGTTTAATACTAGGAAGGGCCCGGTCCCTTCTATTAAAATGATGGGGGGGATAAAAAGTGGAACTTTTAGAATTAAAGATCTATTTAAAAGCGGACGAATTAGACCTTGATGTAAACAGCGTAGAAAATACCGAAATTTTAGACACGAAAACCGCAGTCGAAGAATATTTTATAGGCGCAGGCATTGCCACAGATTACGAAAGAGAATTATATACCATCGCTGTAAAATTATTAACAAAACATTGGTATGAAGGGCGGGAGGTAACGGGCACAGCGGGAAAACTCGCGTATAGTTTGCAAAGTATTATAACGCAACTACAAAATACCCAGATTGTACCACCGATTATAGTATGAACAGCGCAATTTTAAACCGTAGGATAACCTTTCAACGGTTAACAAAAACAGTAGACGTCGACGGTTATCCTATTAAACAATGGGACAACCTAAAAACGGTGTGGGCTGGTAAAAATAATATAACCGGCCGCGAGTATTATGCAGCTGCAGCGATCCAAGCCGAAAACACCGTAATATTCAAAATTAAGTATTTAAAAACCCTAGACTCAGAGTATAACGATGAAGGTTTAAACACCACGAAAATGTACCGGATCAAATACAATGGTTTATATTTTAATATTCAATACATTGACGATGTAAAAACGCAACATATTGAAATGGACATTAGGACGCTACGTCAACCGGATAAATAGAAGAGTAAACGCCAAAAAAGGCGTTTTTCTTTTGTCTAAAATGAGGTGATAAAATGGCTGATATACAGCTTGAAGGAATGCCCGAACTAGTAGCGAAACTAAACGAACTAGGGAAAAAAGGCATACGAGTACAAAATAGAGCGATCCTAGCAGCCGCAAAGCCGATACTAGACGCCGCAGTAGCGAACGCCCCACGTAAAACGGGGAAGGGTGCGGCGGGGCTAAAAATGGGACGAATACAGAACATTGGAAGCCTAAAACGCGTATTAGTCGGGATTACAAAAGGCGATATAAGCGAAATTTATTATATGAAGTTTCAAGAGTTTGGAGCGCAAGCGCACACGATACGAATAGATCCACGCAGGAAGGCCGCCGGGGGCATATTAAAAAATGTACGAGACATAAGCCACCCGGGAACCAAAGCACATCCTTTTATGGGTCCTGCATATGAAGGACATAAGGCGGAAGCAATAAGAATAATGGGTCAAGAATTCAGAAAGGGGCTGGGTATATGAATGATGTAATAACAGCCGCACTTGCGAATATGGGTGTTCCGGTAGAATTTCAAGCATACATCGGAAACGAGACTACGTATATTACGTTTTTTAGAATGCTAGAAAATGGTGAAAGCTGGGCCAACAATAAAAAAACCGTAGCCGGATTTTATTATCAGGTAGACGTGTGGAGTATGGACAATTACGAAGACCTAGTTAACCGTGTAAGAGCAGCGCTAGAAGCTGCGGATTTTACAGAGCGCTATATTACAGAGATATACGAAAATGAAACACACACGTACCACAAAGTATTAAGAGTGGCAAATTTTAAGGAGGTTTAAAAGATATGACAATAAAAAACTCAAGTAATGCCGGCGTGAAGAAATTTGTTTATGCGATAATGCTCGATGAAGTGCTAGAAACATACGGAGCAGTAAAAGACGCGCCACCATTAATAAATATAAAAGTAGCGAC